CCCTAGTCTGGGTCGCAGACATATCGATCCTAACCGTAGGTTCTCCACTCGCCGCACCGTGGTAGTTGATGGCGGAATTTCCCCGAATTCTTGAGAATCGGACTTTAGAACCTCCTAAGAAAGTAACGCCATGCCAAGCCGAAAGGCTTTGCAAGTAGTTACCAATTGGGAGGAACCAGTCAAATACAAAAGAAAAGGGAAGTATTTCCCAAAAGAGGTTTATGGGATTGGTAAAGCCGGTTTGGGCTAGGAAAGCAGACAAGGGGTCGTCTACCCTAAACCTAATCTTAAACTTTGTTGTCGTGGTGACTATGAAAGTTGTCTTACCATAGCCAGACCCGATAAAAAGTCCATGATCAGGGGGATAAGCGACGTTGAACTGCCTCTGTGCCGTAGCCGAACTGGATACCCGCTGGACGGTGTCATTGGGAGCATTTAAGTTCCCCATGGTAGTCATAAACCCTTCAATGTCGGATAAGAGGGGTTTCCACCCGTACTGAAGCTGCAGCCAGTTACTGGCCACAGATTTAGTTTTGGATGGAGAACCTATCGGACCCTTCCATGAAGGACTTACCCGTCCTGCCGTCAGTGTATTAATCGCTGAAGGAATGTTCCCCTTCTTCAATTGATACAAAGCCTTCGAGATCTTCGTAGCATTCCCGAAGATCAACGAAGACAACTGACTGACCTGAGCTATGTTCTGGGCCATATTTGCTTGAAGCCCAGTCTGAGCTTTCGAGATCAGCCGCTGAAGTGCATTAAACTCCGCCGCGTCGTTAAACAGCGTTGGAGAATCGGGCATTGAGTAAAACTCGCTGTAAGGAGATATCCGTAAATCCCAGGTACCGGAAGCAGCCTGCTCCTGGTACCAGTGATAACGGTTATCGCTTACGATGGTAATACGCGCAGTATGCGGATTATCCGGCAGACTACGTTTCTTAAGGGAGCCATAGCCTGGCGTACGAACGCCCGTCCATTCCCGGAAGTAACCGGTATATGGAACAACAGAATCACTCACTGAAGTTTGAGTGAAATTGTTGTATAGTTC